CACGGAACCGCCCGCCCGCTGCTGGCGGCGGCGCCGCCAGCGCCCAGATATGCGGTGTTCCCGCTGTCTCACGCGCCCGGCTCCCCGTCCGCGGTGGCCAGGCAGTCCCGCCGATCGTCGCTCACACACCCGAACCGGAGTAGCCCACATGTCCACCGCGCCCGCCCTTACCTGGCTTCAAGACGCCGGCTATCAGTTCCCGTCTGATCCCACCTCGCCGGCGGATCTGATCACTGCGATCAGTGCGGCGGCGACGGCGGCCCCCGAACTGACGGTACTTGACGGGGACGCTAACTCCGTGATGATCGCGCCCGCCTCCGGCCCGCTGGCCGGCTCGCTGCGCTACCTGTTCGGCGTCTCCGCCTCCGGGCCGAACAGTGGCCAGGTGGCCCATGAGACCGCCACACAAGGGAACTACCTGTACTGTGGATTCTCCCCGGACAGCGGCGCCAGCTCCCTGACGAATGGCTGGGATAGCGCCTCTAATCCGTTCGGCGCCGCCCGCTTCTCAAAGCTGTTCAAGTGCTCCGGCTCAGTGACCGGCGGGAGCACCACACGCCCCGATCGTCTGTATATGGTGCGCTCCGCTGAGGGCCTCGCGCTGTTCTGTCGTTCGGACAATGGCGATCGGTGGCGCGCCGGCGTGCTGGGCGCGATCATGGATCCGGTGTTTGACGTGGCGGGCGAACGGTTCGGCAACCCGGCCGCCGGCGCCGGCCGGCTGTACGGGATGTTCAGCAACGGATCGGACGATATCAATGATTCGTTCTGGTCCTCCGTTACGAAGTTCGGCGGGCGCGATAGCGCGGCCCACGGCCCCAAGTTCGGGGTATTCAGCCCGGACAACGTGGGAGCCTTTGGCAAGGTCAAACGGGACTGGACGTGGGCCTCTGGCGGTGCTGGCCTGGTGGACCACATAGGGAACCGGATCTACCCGCGGGGCGTCTATCGCCGGGACGGCGGCTCCGGCGAGGCGCTGGGCTACCTCCGGGGGATCTGTATCGCCGGCGATGTGGTGGGCCGTACTCCGATTCAGGACGATCAGGCCAGGGATCTGGGCGTGATCTTCTCCGGGAGCCTGACGGTTCCCGCTGACGGGCTCGCCTTCTACAATCTGGGCGTCGCGTGAGCCGTCGCCGGCGGCTGTCTCGAGCTGCTGGCGACGCCGCCGCCGTGGCGGCCGTGGTGGTGTTCTGGGGCCCGCCGCTCGCCTGGTGGGCCACCGTCGCCGCGGTGGTCACCCCGCCGGCTGTGGTGCTGCTGATCGCCGGCGAGCTGCTGGCCGTCCGCCGGTAGCTCGCCGGCGATGAGCCCGGGCTACTCGAGGAGCGACGCCAGGATCTCGGGGTGGTCCGCGGCGAACTTCGCCGTAGCGTCCCACTTGTTCCGGATGTTCTGGGGGAGCGCCGGCCACTCCGGGCATGGATCCCCGCGGAAGTTCAACCCCGCGGTTCCAGCCTCGCCGGCGCGGTTGTAAGCCGCATACAGGGCGGCGCCGGGGCCGTCCTCCGGGTTCGCAAACAGACACGCCGGCGCGTGGCCGCCGGTGGCCAGCTCGGACTCAATCCGCCCGTAGCTCATGGGATCTGTAGGTTCTGACATCGTTTCATTCTCCGCTGTGGTGACCCCCCACGCCAGAACGTAGCCCCAGCCCCGGAATGTGTGTGGGTTTATTTGACGGCCTCCAGCTCGGGGCGCGCGGAGTGCTGGTGGGAGGGCTCCCACCACGACGAAACGTGATCGGCCGCGGCCGCCGGGTTCGGCGGCGCTGGGCTACGTGAGCCGGCCCGGCTACAATGCTTGAGCGTGTCACAGCGGAGCGCAACCATGAGCAAGTCACCGCGCGAACCCGGCGCCTTGAGACCGATCACAGGGATAGCGATCGCCGGGCTGGGCCGATGTGGCACCACTGCGATCATGTCCATGCTGGACGCCGGCGGCTGTCCCGTGCTGGGCACCGCCCCGGACTATGAGTCCGGCGAGTACGAACACCAGCGCCACGCCCCGGGCCTGGCTTACAAGCTGCTGGACCCTCACAACGTGCGCGGGCTGCTGGCGAGCCCGGCGCCGCCGGTGGTGCTGTGGCTGGCTCGGAGCTACCCCGAGCAAGCGCGATCAACGGTTCGGTTCCAGGCGCTGGCGCTGGGCGTGAGACAGACGCGCCAGCAGCGCCGGGCGCTCCCCGGGCTCCTCAAGCGCCAAACCCGCGAGGCTCTGGCGGTGCTGCTCCAGTGGTCCACTGTCTACCGCCTGACGTTTGAGGATCTGCTGGCGGACCCGGTGGCCGCCGCGGCGTTCCTCGCGGACCTGGTGGAGCGGGCGGGGCTGGGCACGCTGGACCAGGATCGCGCCGTGGGAGCCGTCCACAACCGAGGCCCCGCCGCTCGCTCGGTGCCCTATGAGGCGCCGTGGGTGGCCGGTGGGAAACGATGAGCGGGCGGTGTTCTGGGCATTGTTGCCGGCGGTTCGCGTTCCCGCTGTCCCCGTCCGAGGTGGAGCGGGTGGCGGCGGATCCGGACGGCGTGATCACGCTGGACACCGGCGAGTCACACCCGCCGATCTTTGACGCCGCCTACATGGCCGACATGCTGATCGATCCCCAACTCCGTGAGACCACCCCGGACGGCCGCCCGCTGGCGGAACCCGAGTGGTACTACACATGCCGCCACCTGGTGGACGGCCGGGACTGTGGCGCCTATGAGCAGCGCCCGCGCATGTGTCGAGAGTACCCCTATGGGCGGCCCTGTATGTACAGCGGTTGCACCCTCGGTGAGCCGTGAGCCCAGCGCGCCCACGGGATCCCACGTTCGCCATGGAGACGGACACGGGTCGGATGCTCCAGCTATTCGCTGAGGACGGCGACGGGGGCCGGCTCTATTTGAGCCGGCCCACCGGGGAGACCACCGCCCGCGGGACACCGATCACCACGTCCACCCTCTGGACCGTGGACGCCCGGGGCCGCCGGCGCTCCATGGTTCGGGCGGTGGACCGGCTCCACCTCGAGGGTGTGGACGATGAGGACGCCCGGGGCCTGGCGTATGAATCAGCGCGGTTCCTTGAGGGGTTCGGGTTCCGGGTGTACTGGCGACGCCAGCGGGTGATCACACCGGGCGAGGTGTAGCCGTGGCCATGCTCGAGCTGTCGGACCAGGCGCCGGACTGGACGGCCCGCCGCGGCGACGTGGCCGCCGCGCTCTATGAGGCGCCGCCTGGTGGCTCCTCGGTGCTGTACCTGTTCCGGATGTTGCGCCCGGAGCAGCCATGGCCGCCGCCGGCGACGGTGCGACGGTACGCCGCCCGGCGCGTGATCGCGCTGGCCGAATCGGTGGAGTGGACGTGGTGCGCGGTGGGCGAGCTGGAGGGGATCAACTTGCGGGACTTCACCGCCTGGCGTCTGGTGGCCCACCACTGTGAGGAGCTGCACACACGCGGGTTTGATGTCTTGATAGGTACACATGAGGCGGGCTGAGGTGACACGATGAGCGCGAGGACCACAACAGGGAGACGCCGCCGGGAGCAGGTGGAGGTTCGCCGCCGCCTGGTCCGACAGCTCATGGCGCGCCACACTCCGAAAGGGAAGATCAAAGCGATCCTCATGGCGGGTGTTCATGAGAAGGATCCGAAGTCCAACGCGGTGACGCTCCACATAGACAAGGTGAGTGATTCCACCGCCCGGGCGGATCTCAAGGCGGTTGAGGACCAGTTCGCCGGCGTCTTGAGCGATGAGCGAGTTTTAGCGGTGGAGCTGGGTACGTGCCTCGCTACTCAGGGTGAGATTATCGGCGGGGCCATGGACGCCGGCGCGTGGGGCGCCGCCTCCGGGGCGAACGTGTGGCGCTGGCGCATGGTGGCGAAGCTGGCCCAGCGCTCTGATCTCCACCTCTCAGCGAGCTACCCGCCCAGCCACATGGAAGATCCGGACGAAACACCAGAGGCCGGCGTGGGCGCCCGTGAGGCGGAGCTGAAAGAGCTACCGATCGAGGAGCTGGAGCGCGAGGCGGGCAAGGCGCTACAGCGGGCGCGTGATGCGGGGATCAACCTCGAGGTGTTGACGGGCGGCGCCGTCGCCGGCGAGGCGGCGCCCAGCTCCTCGCCGGCGGCGAAGTCCGGGGGCGGTGAGTGAGTGCCCACCCCTGAGGTTCACTTTGAGGAGCCGTCCGAGGCGAGGCGGGCGGCGAAGCGTCAGGCGTTGATCTCGCTGATTCTGACGCTCGAGGCGGCGGAGAAGAACCGGGGGAAAACTCAGTTTGAAGCGTGGGCCTACCACTACCTAAAGAACCTGTTCACGGCGAGCCCGGGGCGGTTCCATCGGTCCCTATATGGGGACTTTGAGGATCTGCTGTGGAGCCGCCCGATCGGTGGGCTCCGGCGGAGCGCCGCGGCGTTCGCGTGTCCTCGAGGCCACGGCAAGTCCACCAGCGCGGTTCTGGGGCTCCCGTTGTGGTGTGCCCTCGAGTGGCGATCGATCCCGCACTTTGACCGCGCCCCGTACATTGTGATCGTCTCGGACACGGTGGAGCAGGCCCGGCAACGGGTCATGGATCTACGGGATGAGCTGGAGGGCAACACCCGGATCCTGTCAGAGTACGGATACCAGGGGCCGGGCGCCGCGGACACCGAGGCTACCCCGTTCGATGTGGTGGACGGTCGCTCCGGCAAGCGGCGGCGAGGCCGCCGGCGGCGTAAGCAGCGGGCGAACTCGAGGAAGTGGACACAAACCACCCTTGAGCTGGCGAACGGTACGATCATCCGGGCAATGGGGTTCGGTTCCAAGGTGCGCGGACTGCTCCGCCGCGGCCGCCGCCCGTCCCTGATCATTGCTGACGACATGGAGAACGATCAGGCGGTGGAGACGGCGGATCGCCGTAGCAAGCTGAGGAACTGGTTTACCCGCGCACTGATCCCCACCGGCAAGCCGTCAGAGCTGCTCACCGTGGTGGTGGGTACGGTGCTACACGCTGACTCTCTGCTGTCCCGGCTGATCGGCGGGGATCACTTCGGTGGCTGGCTCAAACGCCGGTATGCGGCACAGTACACAGAGGACGGGCTCCCGTCCGCCAGTGGCAAGCTGATCCTATGGCCGGAGCACTGGACCGCGGCGGAGCTGGCCCAGCGGCGTGGTGAGATCGGCTCCCTCGCGTACTCTCAGGAGTACCTCAATCTACCTGTTGACGATGAAACGGCGGTGTTTCGTCTCGAGTGGTTGACCACCGCTCTAGCTAGTGGCCGTGGGCTGTCCTTCCTCCGAAGTCCGACGCCACGGATCCCATACGATCTCCTGATCTCCACCTGGTCCACTGAGGAGCTGGTGGAGCGCGTGGGCGACTCGAGCGCGTACCAAGTCCAGGTGACGGCGTGGGATCTCTCGATCGTGGACGATGAGAAGAAAGCGCGCGAGCGTGACAGTGACTTCACCGTGGGGATCACGGTGGGGCTCACGGTCGATGAGAAGCTAGAGATCCGCCGAATCTACCGAGCCCGGGGCCAGTCGCCGGCGGCCATGCGTCAGGCAGTGATCAACGGGTGGCAGGTGACCGGGTGTGACTACCTGGTGATTGAGAACAACGCCGCCCAGCGCTGGCGTGAGCTGGAGCTGAGGGAGCTGGGGCTACCCGTGGTGGGGTTCACCACTGACCGGCGCAAACACAGCGTCTGGGAGGGCGTCCCGGGCCTCGCTCTCATGTTTGAAGTGGGCCGGATCGTGATGGGCTGGAGCGATGAGCGCGAGCGCGATCGCCTCGAGGTTCTAAAGGCGGAGCTACACGGGCTCGGACGTGAGGCCCATGATGATTGTGTGATGTCCCTGTGGATGGCTGTGACCCTGATCGCCCGGTGGATGCGTAAGCGCGACGCCCAGCGCCGGCGTAAGCTGGGGCCACCGCCTCCGGGCTATGTTTCCCGCCTGTTCCCTATGCGCGAACCCGATCGGAGATCAGCAGCATGAGCATTAAAGACCGCCGCCGCCGCCGGGCTCAGAAGTTCGCGACCACCCCGGGCCAGGTTCACCCGCCAGGCCATGAGCTGGCCGGTGAGCCCGTGGGGATCCCGCGTGGGACCGTGCGCGCCCGCCAGCGTGAGCAGCGCCGGGCGCTCGCTTTGGCGGCGAACGCCGCGGCTGAGGGCGGGCTCCCGCTGTCCGCTCAGAAGCGGGCGATCGTCATGGGCGGCGGCCGCGGTGACCCCGCCAGCGCCGCGGAAGCCCGGGCGCTGGCCATGGGCTGGGGCCAGCGTGACGCCGCGGCGAAGTTCCACGGAATGGGCATGGGCGGGTGGGACGTTCCCGCCGGCGGCACTCCGGACGGGCTCCCCGAGCTGGCCGGACAGCTCCTCCCCATGGTGGCCGCGAGCCGCCAGATCGAGGATCTGAGCGGGCGGTTTGCTCCCTTCTATGCCTCCGGCGCGCTGATCGAGCCGCCCTATGATCCGTGGGAGCTGGTGGTAGCGGTGGAGGACAGCTCCGCCCTGACGGGCCCGATCGATGCCATGGCCACGAACCTCACCGGCTACGGCTACGAGCTGACGCCGCTGTTTCCCACCGAAGATAAAGACGGTCAGAAGATCGACCCGCCGCCGGAGGCTGTGGAGGAGCGCCAGCGGCTCGAGCTGTTCTTAGAGTCCGCAAACCTTGAGTGTGGATTGCTGGGGCTCATGGACCGGGTGGACAGGGACATTGAGGGGCTGGGCTGGGGCTGTATCGAGGTGCTGAGGAACAGCGAGCGCATGGAGGCGGCGTGGGAGTACGTCCCCGCCTACACCATTCGACTGGCCCCGCTCGGTAAGAAAGTGGAGACCACCGCCACGGTTCGCCACCCCTCCACCGGCTCGCTGGTCAAGCAACCCCGCTGGATCGCTCACCGCCTCTACTGTCAGGTTCGCGACGCGGACGTTGTGTGGTTCAAGTCCTACGGCGATCCCCGGCATGTCAACGCGGCGACCGGCGAGATCCGCGGCGAGGATGAGGAGCCATGGACGGGGCCGAACAACACCAGCCTTGAGGCCACAGAGCTGATCTTCCTCCGAATCCACCCCATGGGCGGACACACGCCCTATGGGGTGCCCCGCTGGATCGGTGCCATGCCGCACGTACAGGCGGAGCGTGAGGCCGGTGAACTGATCGTGGACTGGTTCCTCAACTCACCGATCGGGCTGAAAATCGCTCTGATCAGTGGTGGGCGGTGGGACGGGGACAGCCTGGCCATGGCGCTGGCTGATATTGATGAAGGCCACCGCGGCGCGGATTGCGCGTGGGGCCTCACCACCCTCGAGGGCGAGGCGATCGGGGGCTCCGGAGCCACGGAGCTGGACAGCTCCACAGACGGGGTACCGCGGATCTCCTTTGAGGATCTGACGTGGGAGATCCCTACTGAGCTGTACCACGGGACCGAATCCCTGATCGATCGCTCCCGCCGGCGTGCTCAAGCTCCCTGGAGGATGGGGGCGATCCTGTATGGGGACAGCGAGGCGGAGAGCAACCGCGCCGCGGCGGAGACCGCCCGGGCCATGGCTGAGGAGCAGGTGTGGGGGCCGACCCGTAAAAAGCGCTGGGGCGCGCTGCTGAACCGGCGGACGCTCCCGGGCATGGGGATCAACTTCTGGGGGTTCAAGCTGCTGGGCGCGAACGCCGGCGACACAGACGCCACGTTTAGAGGGCTGGGGCCGTTCAACGACGGCGGCGGTACGTCTCCGAACAGCTTGATCGCCACGTTCTCCACTATGACGGGCTCAAAGGCGGACCCGATCCGCGAGCCGTGGGGCGATCGCCCGCTCCCGCTCACCTTGAAGCTGATCGACAAGGGCATTGATCCGAACCTACCCCTCAGCGAGATCGGCGCGGAGTTGACACGCCGGGCTGAGGCGGCCGCCGCTGGCGCCGCCGCGGCCGCGGCTGGTCCAGTCGGGAACCAGGACGGGGACGCCGGCGGCGGCGGCTCCAGCGGCGCCGTGGCGGAGAAAGCGATCGGGGAGCTGGGCCCGGAAGGACGGAAGGCGCTGGCTGTGGCGGTTACCCGCGGGCTGCTGGAGCTACGGGGCGAGGTGGTCAAGGCCATGGGCGCCGGCGAGGACATCCCGGGCGAGTGGAAGGAGGACGGATGAGCACTCCCAGCAGATCACCCCAGAACGGCCACACGGGCGATTCTACAGCCACAAACAACCCTCCAGGTGATCACCCCTCGCCGGGGCTCACGCTCCGGGCGCAAGCTGAGGCGGTGCTGGCCAGGTGGTCCAGCTCGCCGGCGCTGGTGGCGTGGCTGGGGCTCCGGTTCGCGGTGGACACCGGGCCCCCGTACCCTCGCCGCGGCCGGGCCGTCCGGTGTGTGGTGTTCCTGACGTTCCCGCTACAGGCGGACCCCGCCGGCGAGTGGACGATCGGGCGCGCCTTTGATCTGGACCTCGAGGATCCGGCGGCGAGCTACAGGCGGATCATGAGCGTGATCATTCAACAGGTGGCCCATGAGCTGGGCGAGGGGCTGTTATTCGACGGCGAGCCGTTCAGCGACCCGCACGCGAGCCCATCACGGTGGCCGTTCCATAGTGCCCCGCTGGTGGTCGATTCCAAGGGTGCTCAGTGAATACTGAACACCCGGGGATATTGATAATCCGAGCGGCGGACCTGGCCCCCGAGCTGGCCGCCCGGCTCGAGGCGTTGATCGCCTCGCTGGAGCTGGAGGGGCTGTCCGCCAAAGTGCGACGGGCTGAACGGGCGATCGGTCGCTGGGGCGCGGAGTTGGCCACGGACATGGCGGCGGCGGCCCAGCAGCTCCGGGGCCTGGTGGCTGCCACGGATCCGGTGGTTCGGATCTCCGAGCTGCTGGAGGAGCTGGGCGCCACGGACCTGGTGGGCGCGCTGGCGCCTCGCCGCTCGCTGGCCCTGGCTCCTATGGTCGCCACCGAGCGGGCGGCGCTGTGGCCGAACCTGTACCCGGGGCCGATCGCGACTGACGGCCGCTCACCACGATACAGGCGGCGCTCCGGGTGCTGGTCCTGGCGAAGCTGAGGGCCCAGCATGTCACTGAGCGATCACGGAGTCCTGCTCCGCCAGGTTGATCGAGTCCTCGCCCACACGTTCGCGCTCAAGCGGGCGCCGGCGGACTACCGGCGCACGGTTGACCAGCTCGCCGGGTGGCTCTCAAAGTCATTCAAGGAAGTGGCCGGGCCCCTGGTGGATACGGCGGCTCAAGACCTCGCCGCGATCATGGACGCCGGCGGCGACACAGCAGCGAACCGGCGCAAGGCGGAGAAGCGGATCGGGGAGCTGGTGGCCGCGCTCGAGGCCAGCGGCGAGCGGCTGGACGATAGCGACGCCGCCACCCTGTCCCGCTACCTGGCTACCTCCTACCGTCTCGGACTCAAGGAACTAAGCACCGCCACCGGCTGGCGGGTTGACTTCACCCTGGCGGACCAGGACGCGATCGCCGGGCTCACAGAGGCCGGGCTGTTCTGGGTATCGGGCCAGCACGGGCGCGCGTTCAGTTCGGCCCGGGCCATGCGTCAGGTTCAAGACGTGATGATCACCCGGGGCATGGGCCGCCGGGCTGGTGGGCGAGCCCTCGCCGCGGCGTTCCAGGGACAGATCGCCCGCTCGGACGTGTACTGGCGGGGCCTCGCCGCCACCATGGCCACCCGCTCCCGATCGCTGGGCGCGCTCCGGGGCATGGAGGCCACCGGCGCGGTGACCTACGAATACCAGAACCCGGGCGATGAGCGCACGTCCCCGGTGTGTGATCACTTGAACGGGACGATCTACACGGTGGCCGGCGCGATCATTCTCCGTGAGGCACTCGCCACCGCGGCGACGCCTGACGATTACAAAGCGATCGCCCCGTGGCCCCGGCTCGCGGATATCGAGGGGCTGGGCGCCGCGGAGCTACAGGCCCGGGGCGTGGCCTGGCCCCCGTTGCACTTCCACTGTCGGAGCGCGATCAGTGTCCGAGGCTGGACGCCGCCCGGCGAGGGTGAGGCGGACGTGCTGGGCCAGGTGGCGCCGCCAGCTCCACCGCCGCCGGATCCCACACCGCTGGAGCCCACGCCGGCCGGGCCGCCGGCGAGGAGCTGGCGCGAGGCCAGCCGGGCGCTGGCGGCTCACGACACCCGGATCGAGTCCGCCGGGCTCACTCCGGGAGCGTGGGCGCTATCGCCAGAGCTACGGCTGGACTTCGCCAGATATGAGCCGAATCAGAGCCGTATGCTGGGCAAGGTGGCCGCCACCCGGGGCGCCATGCCGCGACGGTCGATCATGGCGGCGATCGGGGATCTGGAGCTGGACAGTAAGCGCCGGACAAAGGGCGCCCGGGCGCTGGTCAAGCGCGCCCGGGCTGAGGTGGCGCTGCTGGACACCCGGGAACTACTCCAACGCCAGGCGGTGGAGGTGGCGCCGGCCTCGGTGCTGGACGCGTGGCGGGTGGAGGCCGCCCGGGCGCTGTTCAAGTCGCGCGCCCGGTTCGGCCAGCAGAGGCAAGCGGTCACCGCCGAAGTCATGGCGGACGCGCTCCGGCTGTACCCGGTGGACCAGCTCCAGGCGCTGGTATCCGAGGGGTTCAAGTATGTTCACGATCCGAAGCGCAAGCGCGCCCACGCTGTCCACGGGAGCGATCGCCACGCTGGATATGGTGAGCAGAACCTCAGCCCTTTGACGCGGCGATGGGGTGGCAAGTGGATAGCCTCGAGGGACGCCCGGGCCATGGCCACGCTGTCCCATGAGGTGGGCCACCTGTTCGATCAGTTCTATGGCGGAACCGGGCTCACCGGCGAGGCGTGGACGGCCCGGCCGGCGTACCCGGAGGCGCCAGCGTGGTGGGAGCAGGCGTGGGGCGGACCCTACCGACGCACACGGGCCGGCATGGCGATCACGCTCCCCGGGGAGAAGGGCGGGAGCGGGCGCTACATGTGGGCCGGGAACTGGGTACGGGCCTACGAAGCGAGGATCTACAGCCCGGGCAAGGGGGCGCCCACCGCCGCGGATCTGGCCTCGAGGAAGGCGGGGCCGATCGAGTTCATCGCTAAAGGGGTGGAGTACCGCGGCGAGGCCCGGCGCACCCTCGAGCGCTACACCCGGGCCAGGGCCTCCAGCTCCGTGGCGAAGCTCGCGGCGGCGAGGCTCCGAGGCTCCCACCTGTCCCGGGCTCGAGCGCTGTACGGCGTGGACTACCGGGACGGCGGCGAGGCGTGGACGGGCGCCGGGCTCCAGGTGGTCCGGGACCAGGTGGAGGGCTCCGGCTACAAATTCAAGAATGACGGCGACGTGTACGGGTTCGCGCTCACGGTTCACGTTCATTTCGGAACGCCGCTGGAGAGCCTGATCGGAGACGGCGGGATCCTCCGGGGCTACCTCCACCGCGACGCCACGCCGGAGCCCGGACAGCTCGCCGTCCTGGTCCCGGACTATGCGGCGCCGGAGTCTGTACAGAGTGATCAGCTTGAGGCGGCCGTCACCGCGCTGGCGAACCAGCACAAACAGATCAACCATAAGGCGAACCGATGATTAGAATCCCCGTTCACCCACATGGATTCCCTGAGCTGGTCTCATGGCTCACCTGGTCCGAGGTGGTGGGCGCTGCTCCTCGCCTCGAGGCCGGCGGCCGGCTCCCCGCTGCTGGCGCCGCGGTGGTCCTCGAGCACTTCAAGACCGGGGCGGAGCTGTGGGAGCCTGAGGGGGCCAGCCTTGACGGCGGCGAGCTGGCGGCGGTGGGCCCGCTGTCCGGCTCCGGTGCGTTCCTGGCCCGGCTCACCGAGCTGGCCAGCGCCACCGAGGTGACGCCGGTCTGGGGCCGCGGCGAGGGGCTGACATGATCCCCGTACCTGAATCAGAGCGCGACTGGTCACCGCGGCCGCCGGCGCCGGCGCTGCTCAACGGCCCGCGGTTCGGTGCTGGCTGGCGCCTCTACCTCGAGGGGCTGGGGTACGCCGCCGGCGAGCTGGGCCGGCTGGTGGATGGGGTGGAGGGCCAGCACCTCGCGCCCGGGCTCACCGAGGCGGTGGGCCTCCGGCTGGCGGAGCTGGACCGGCTGGCCGGCGAGCGGGGCGAGGACATCACGGGCGAGGCTCGCCGGCGGGCGAAGTGGGGCGCCGCGAGGGAGTACCTGATCGCGCGTCCGCCGGCGGCGGTGCTGCTCATGGTGCGCGGCCCGGCGGAGCTGCTGTCCCCTGGCCAGCTCGGGGCGAGGCTACAGGACGCCGGCGAGCGTGGGATCTGGCTTGACGCTGTGACGGGGACCAGGTGGAGGGCCTGGCGGTATCCAGTGAAGGAACACGCCGCCCATGCTGTGATCGCTGGCGCGCTGTATCGCCTCGCCGGCGTGGTTGCGCCCAGCTTGCGCCTGGCCCGGCTGGGCTCCCTGGCGGCCGTGGCCCCGGAGCCTCGGAGCTGGGAGCGTCAGGCCCCGGCGGACGCCGCGAGCCGCCACGGCGAGGAGCTGGGCGGCCAGCTCGCCGCGGACGCATGGATCGGCAACCGAGCGATCCCCGCCGGGCTCCGGTTCCGACGCCACCGGCTGGGCGCTGGGTTCGCCGGCGTGCTGCGCTGGGAGCTGGGCGGCTGTCTCGGATACCAGGCCAGGGGCCAGCGGGATCCGGGGTGGGCCAGGGTGGGCGGGGTGACCGCGGACCTGAGGCGGTTCACCCGGGCTCCGAAGTCCAGCCCGGTGGGCGTGCTGTACGGCGCCGCGGTGGCGGACCTGACGATCACGGCTCCCACCGCCAGGAAGATCGCCCGGTTGAGCCGGACAGCGATCGCCGGAGCGGTGGCCGCCGGCGGGCTCCCGGACGTGGCGGCCACCGCGCTGGTGGCTGTGCTCGAGGCGCGCCGCGGTGTGCTGCTGGCTCAACTCCAGCAGCTCGGGGCGGTGACGCCGCCAGCGACTGAATGATCCGGGCGGGGTAGCGCCCACGGGCTCCGGGGTGCTACATCTGGAAACGGGCGGCGACGATCGGCCGGTTCGCCAGTCCCCGGGATGTGTTCAGTATGACCGCGCCAGCCGCTGGGCCTGAAATGGTCACCGCCTATGGTCGGATCGTCTCGATCCGAAAGGCGGCCACCAGCGGCAAGGTTCGCACCCTCACTGAGGGGCTGGTCTGGTTTGAGGTGTATCTCCCGTTCAGTCCGGAGAAGTTCGCCGCGCTCCAGGCCCTGGCCCAGCTCCACACGGTGGAGGGCCAGGCGCTGAACTTCGCCGCGGCGAAGCTGGCGGACCCGGAGCTGTACCGCCTGGCGGCCGAACCGTTGGACTCACACGGTGAGGTGATGCTCGCCGCGGACCTCCAGCAGCTCGCGCACGTGTTCCTTATTGAGTCACGAAAGATCGATGTGATGCACGATGAGGTAGACCGGGCCACCGTGGCGCTGGTGGAGTCCTTCCTCAACGTTGAGGAGGTGGCTTCCCCCCACTACTTCCCGGGCGCGTGGGTGGTGGTGTTGCGGGTGGCGGCGGGCTCCGAGGAGTGGCGGAAGATCGAGGCCGGCGAGTTAAACGCGGTATCGTTCGGCGCAACTGTTACGAAGATCCCGATCGTGATCAAGACGCCAGCAACCCCGGAGGCAGCGTGACCCCTGCTCAGATAGCCTTGTTGAACACCGATGAGAACGGCCTACCGATCATCCGTGTGATGTCTGATCCCGGGATGATCAAGCCGGACGGAACCCCGGGCGGGTTTGTCTCCCTGGTGGACGCCGGGGCGAACCAGCGCCGGATCGCTGCGCTCAAGTCCGCCGGCGGCGAGGCGGCCCAGCCTCCGGCGCCCAGTCGCTACGGCGCCCGGCTTCTGTCCTCGCTGGGGCTGGCGTGGCTGCTCCCACAGGCGGCGGAGAAGTCCGCGGAGTCTCCAACCACGTTCAGCGCCTCGATCGCTATGCCCCTGTTCCGTGAGCACTGGTGGGCGGCGAAGTCCGCGATCAGCACCGCGATCAGGAACATCCTGGCGGATCCGGCGATCCTTGACAAGACCGCCGCGGTGTCCACCGAGCTGGACGCGTTCAAGGCCCACGTTGTGGCCATGGTCGCCCAGATTACGGCGGCTCCTCAGTTCACGGCGAAGCACGCCACCGAGCTGGGCCAGTTCCTCGCCTCGGACGCGGGGGCTACACTGTGGCCAGCCGAACCGGCAACTTCCCGCGAGGCCGCGGAGAAAGCGGCCGGCGGTGGTGTCCATGTTCCCAGCGGCGAACCCGCCTCAACCCTCGGAGAAACGATGAACCTTCTACTGATTTCGCAGCTCGCCGCCGCCGCTTCGGAGACGGCGATCAAGACCGCCACCGCCGCCGGCATTACGGACCCTGTCCAGAAAGCCGCCCGGGGCGACGCCGCCGCCGCTCATGTGTTCAAGAGCGTGGCCGGCATGGCGCCGGATGCCGCGCTCCCCACTGGCACCCTGGCGGAGCAGATCGCCCGGATCTCTGCTGGCGGCTCCCAGCTCCAGCAGTTCGCCGCGCTCACGAACCCCGGCGACGCCGCATTCAACGCCATGGGCGGCATGGCCGGATTCCAGCAGCTCGCCGTCAAGCTCAACGCGCTGGTTCCCACCCTGGAGAAGATCCCCGCCATGGTGGAGACGGTGGAGAAGCTGTCCGCCACCGTCAACGGCGCCGGCGAGGGCGACAAAGCAGAGCCCGGGATCATGCAAATCGTTACCGACCTCGCCGCCGGTCTGGACGCTGTGGCGAAGCACCTCAAGCCGGACGCCAGCGAGGAGCTGGCCAACAAGTCCCTCACCGAAGTGAACGGGCGCAAGATCACAGCAGCGAAGATCCCGAACGCTTTCAACCTCGCCAGCCCTACCGGCTGATCAGTTAGACCCGGCGCCGGCGGATCCCCCCCCGTCAGCACCACAACCAAACACGGGCGGCGCGCCGCCATAGGGAGCCACAGTGGGAGCCAACAAAAGCCTCATGGAGAGCGTGGGCGCCAGCCTCGGACGCCTCGGAGTGAGCAAGATCGACGGCGGAAACGCCCAGATCGATGAGCTGGAGAGCAAGGCGCGCGCCGTCCGCGAGGCCGCGGAGAAGGCGGGCGGCGGTGTGATCAACACCGGCGATCACGCCGCTGGCCAGTTCATGGACCGCAAGCAGGTACACCAGATCGTTGATCTGACGGTCGCGTTGCACGGGTGGCTTGCCGCCTGTTCAACCAAGGTGGTGAGCCAGCGTAAAGGCGAAATGCCGAAGCTGAACCTCACTGAGCCGGTGACCACCGGCACCGGTGAGAACGCGGACGATACCACCGACACCACGCCGGAAACGTCCGCGGTTAACTACAACTGCGCCAAGTTCAAGAGCGTGATCTACATCTCGTATGAGGCTATCCGCGAGGCCGCGGCCAGCGGTACGGTGGACTTCGGCTCCGTGGTGCTCCGGGCCTTCGCAAAGCGGCTCGGGTACGATCTCGCTGACGTGATGCTCAACGGTGATACCTCACTGCCTGGGACCACGAAGCGTAACAAGCTGCTCCGCCAGATTGACGGCTGGCTCAAGCAGGCGCGAGAAAACGCGGTCTACTCCCAGACCACCCGCGGGACTCGCTACGATCGGCGCGTCTATCCCCACCTCTACCGCCGGCTCCCCAAGGAATACCGCCGGGATCCCGATCTCCGGTTCCTTGAGAGCCCGATCACGGACATGAGCTGGGAGGAGTACCTCAGCACGTTGGACGGCTCGGACGTGCGAGACGACGCCCTGATCAACTCGCCCGGCCGGACCCGGCATGGACGGATGGGGCTGGGCTCCCTCATCATTCCGCAGTTCCCCGAGGATCTGGGGTTCGATGTCCTCGCCGGGAGCGCCGCCGCTCCGGACTCCGCGGCCGCCAGCGGTGGCGGGATCGCGCTGAACGTCTCCACCGCGCTGGGCGGGTACGCGTCCGCTCAGGACGGCCGCCAGGTGAAGATCACCTATACCGCCACCGGCCTCAGTGAGACGGTGGAGGTGACGGACACCGGTGCGATCCTCCAGGCGACCACGGCCGGAACGCTGGGCCAGTCCAGCGTCAGCACCACGGCGGGCGACTACTCCGTTGACGTGGCGGACACCACGCCGATCATGCTCACGAACCCGGCAAATTTGCTTGTCGTAATGTGCGACAAGATCCGCGCTTACAACGAGTTTGAAAAGGGATTTGAGCGGTGGAAGGTGACGGTGTTCTGGGAGGGAGATGCTGGCATTTTCAACCCGGACGCGCTGGCCATGCAGGACGGCGTGATTCCCACGGACTTTAGCTGGGGCAACTGATCCCAGCGGCGGCCCCGGG